AAAGCCCGGCCTGTTAATTCAGCGCCGGGCTTATTTATTTGGGTTGGTTAGGGTTATTTTGGTTGGGATTGCCGCAAAAACTCTGCAAGATCATTTGCAATGTCTCTGTTTTCCCTAGAATAACTCCAATAATTTTGAAGCAATTCAATCATTTCAAACTGAACGTTAGTAAGCTGGTTGTACGCCTCGCACAACGCCCAAAGATTGCAGTACATTTTCATACTCCACAATGCGCTCAAATTCCCCTCGGAATACGCTGTTTTGAATTTTGCGGAGGCAAATACAGCATTGAAATAGCGTCTCGCCTCTGCTCGAATTTGCGCCCGATTCATTTCTTTTGGTTCTTCCCAACCTAGTAGTAAAACTGGAATTGTTCGCTCAGTTGCTTTAGTCGGAGCAGAAAGTACAGCGGCCGATCCAATGTAGGTTGTTTGACCTGTTGGGGTAAATTCAAATCGCTTAGGCTCGTTTTCTTGCTTTTCCGCATCCGCTTTTAGCTTTTCTGGCGTTTCGTTTAGTGCTGGAATCCCGTTGCTTGGATTTAGTACTGCGCGTTTGATCTTTTCTGTTTCCGTCAACTGTCCTGGATTTCCAGTTAGTTCCTCGCTTTTTTTTTGTGCGCGGCGTTCTAGTTCGGCGTATGCGCGGGCGATTGAAATCTCAAGGGATTTACTTTCTTCGCTATTTGGCTTGATTGCAATCCCATTTTGCATTGCCTTGATTAATTCGTGAATGTCTTGGTCTGAATATTGTGAAAGTTTCATGCGAATATTTTTGCAGCCTCAAGTGCTTTGATTAAAATTCTGGTTTTGATTTGCTCATTTTCGTCTTGGAATACCATTGCAGCGTTTAGGGCATCTATCAATGCGTCTAAACTTATTTCAGCAAGCAAGCTTTCGTCCTCATCGTAATCAGGGGTAACAGGTTGAACACTCTCTGTTACCCCTGGATAAAACCCTCAGCAGCCGCGCTTGTCACGTCACGGTAATCAACTTTTCCGTCTTGGTTTGCATCTACTGGATTGCCCAGGAATAATACGACAAGCATAATGCGAATCAATCCAGCAATGCACTTTGCAAAGAAGCCCAACCAAATGAACATGGTAGATGTACCCGTAACTAAGGCTGTATTTCGTCCAGCAATTGCGGTATTTTCAGCCAGTGCGCTTGAATCGGTTGCAGCAATGATCTGCGAACGGTACGCAAGATCGCGCGTCCTTTGTTGCTCTAATTCTGCTTTGTTTTGACGAAGGGTCAAGAGTTGGTTATTTAAGCCAGCCGTTTCTTTACTCTGCTTTGCCTTCATTTGCCCAACAGCCCACCCGTTGTGGTCGCGTTCAATTAGTTTCCGCAGTTTTGATTCTGAATTGTAGACGCGGGTTTTGGTCGATTCAATTTGGCGTTCAGTGCTGCGAATATCTGCCTGGACTGCGTTGATTGCTTCGACAACCGCCCCTACCCTTGCCTGTTCTTGCCCATCCACAACCCGGCGCAAACTATCTGCGTTGATTGCCTTTTCTTTTTTTACCATGTTGGCTACTGGGTTACGTACCGCATCTACGGAGTAATAATCGAAAAGGAACATACCAGCGATGAGTGCGCACATACAAGCCCATGCAACCAACTGCATTGCCCGCATGAATAGCGTGTCTTTCAATCCCTTGACCCATGAAAATTTGAAGAAAACAAAAAAGTCAAACGCCCCTTTCTGGATAAAGTATTTTACCCCCACATCCGTGATCGCAGTAGCCAGGCCAAAAAGGACGATAGCAGTAACCCAGCGCACCCACTCCCAATCGGTGTAACCGGACGCAAGTAAGTACCCATAAGCAGCAACCGCGACCCCTGAAACAATTGCAACGACTATGATTGAAGCCCGTTCGCATGCCAAAAGGATTTTGAAAATTAGTTTTTCATCTTGCACCGGGTTTACTTCACCTAGTGCAAAAAGTTTCTTGATTTTTTCAATAATGTTGCCCATAATTTTATGCTTTTTTTCTGATTCTTTGCATATACGCAAGATTTCAGAAACTTTTCAGAAAGATTTCATGCAACATTACGAAAGTTTGAACACTTGTTCAAGAAAATTATAAGAAATATTTTAGGAAAAATAAAAAAGGGCTATCAAGTCGCCCCGATAGCCCCGCTAACAAATTATAATCCCATAAGGTTACTTAGTCTCGCTCCCTGCCAGCAAACGGGCTTGATCTGCATCTAGTTCATTCCCTTGGATCAAATTGAAGAATGCACCAAAGACAGAAATGATCAAACTGATCAATCCTTTGTCCTTACTGTAAGTTTCAGCCAATGCGCGTACTTGGCCAATAATTACAGTGCGGAACTCGTCCGACTTGATGTAGGATTCAAAATACGCCTTCAATTGTGCGTTGTTGTTGTCCTGGTTGTCGGTAAGCAACAGAGCTGCACCAACCACCGTACCCGCTAAGCTGGTAACCAGTGCGCGCGTTTCAGGGCTTTCAATCCCTTCCAGAGTAGGAGCAATGGCTTCACCAACTGCGGGAATCACATCCTCATTCAAGTAGGCTAACCAAACGGCAGCTACTTGATCCGCGTTTGCCGCGTTGTCGTCTGTGATCGCTTCAATCGTTTGGCGCACTCGATCAAAGCCACGATCTGCCAGTTTTTGCGGTAGCTGCTTGCCTTCAAGGGCTGCAAATACCTTGTCATCAATGTACCCAATTCCGAGTTTTGCAATCAGCTCAGAAATAGGATTCAATAATTTAATTTTAGACATGTCAATATTGATTTTATGGTTGAAAAATTATAACTTGTACTTGGTTTTTGAGATATGTGTTTTTTGTTTATGTTGATGCAAAGTGATTACGATTAATTGAGCCGGGCAAATTGTTCGGCTTTTTTATTGCAAAAATACCATGTTTTGGGTATTGAAGTTGAAATCTGGTTGAACTACTTTTGTTCTATGCAAAGCAATTAAGCGGAGCAGTAAAATCAAACAAAATGGCATTTGTCGAAAGTACACGAGGAGGTAACGATTTTTTTCTGGAGGAATACTCCAGTGGATTCCGGGTTAGCCGGGCTGATTACAAAATGAAACCCCTCTTCATTGAAGAGGTGATGGAAGCTGTAAAAGATTTTTTGAGTGAAAGAGGTAGACCGATACCCGAAAAAGAAAACCTTCTAGTATCTGGAGACGGATACTATACCCTATCCTTAAAGGATAGGCAAATTATGCCCGGTGAAAAAACGGACAATCGTCCGTTACGCCGATCCTTTTAATTTCATCCTGCCCCGAAAGGGGCTTTTCTTTAATCTACAAACAATGTCAAAGACCAGCAATCTATTACCAACCGAAACCACCGGAAAAGTGGTTTACACAAAAGAGGCTGCAAAGAAAGCCATTAAGGACAACCCAGGCAAAGCGGTGATCCTTATCAAGGCCACTGCCAAAACGTATATTAATGACACGTTAGGCAGATAGCACCCATTTCATATGAATCATAATCATATTTCTTTCCACGCCGTAAACATCCTCACCTTCCCGTGTTCATCCCTCCAGTCGGATAATTCAGGAGCGGCTAAAAATGGAGTCACCCACCGAACTGTAAACGGGTGATTTTCTCCGTTCCTTACCAAAATCCAAGACCCATCTTTCGGGGCTGTATCTTTACTGTTCCACTTCATTTTTTTCTGTTTTTTCAGGCATGTGTTGCGTCGTTCTTGACTGTATTGCTCCCATCGCAAGCGGTAAGGCGACATTTATCATTTTCAGTAAATCTACCCGCGCTGGATCTGTATAATAGCCAGTGAGCAATAGGTGATTTGTTAATGCCCAAGAAGCATACATTCCAAGAACAAAGCCTGTATAGATAACAGGGTTTTTGACTTTTAGCTTATCTACGTACGGAGCTAAGGTTTCGATAAGAAAATTTAGTTGGTTATTCATCGTTTTTTGTTTTGGTGAATAATTCAATCTTATCAACATATTTTGAAAATGCACTTTGTATTCCTCCATGCATTGTTCGTACAAAACTTACATCTTTCTTAGGTATACCGCTATCCACATGCGTTGCATAAGAACAAAACAAAAGCATATCGTTTGTATCATCCAGCGCCATTCTGATCACCGGGCAAACTAATGAGCTTGTAACGCCTTCATTTTTATAAATGCTGTATAGTAGCGAATCTTCACTAAGAAACTCGGTTTCAATCAGCACTTTCCCCCGTTTTTCAACGTCAGTTAGCATCTGTTTGTAGGCTGAATCAATCCCAACATGCGTATACCTTCCTACCGCATTTATATCAATCCGCCTAGCTGGTTCCCCTGAAATACTTTTATGCCTTTCATATACAACGCTTACCACGTTGAAAACGTCTCGGCCATTCACGGCAATAATTAGTAAAAATCGGTCAATGCAACTATTTTCAAATATTTCATCGACTCGATTGGAAATTAACCCGATCAATTCAAAATCAATTAGCAAGGAAAGAGCAGAAAAATTCTTGCTTGATTCCCGTATTTGTATGTCTTTCCGTTTCGATTCCTTTCGCAATCGTTCTAACCGTATTGCTTGGTAAGAAGCAATTAAGGCTACTATAATAGCCCCGATCTGTGTTATAAGTACTTCCATTTCTCATTTTGTCGGGGGAACTGGTGTAGTTAAAAATCCATTTGCAAAGACATTCGGTGTGGTGCTGTTCTATTCCCTCCGAACCAAGCGGAGTTTCTCCCAATTGTGCGGTATTGTATCGGGTTCTCTTGTTTCCCAAGTGTGTCCAAGTTTAGCAGTGCGGCATATCGTCCATTCTGTTCTAGTAGGGTAGCGGCGTAAAATCGGTTGCTCATTACACAAATTATCCGGTCTTCATGTGGCCGGTTTGCGTTGTTGATATTTTCATACAGGCAAACCTCAAACGCATTGCGCCTGGTCAAATAAGGCCGCCAGGCAATCATGGCGGCGTTCCTATTCTTCTTGTAATCGTCCCACTTGTAGACCCCAAAAAGCTTATTCCAGTCCAGATTGTCAACACCCAGCGACGTGTAGTAGCAGGATGAATCCAGCATAAACGTAACGACGTAGGTTTTGGCCTGTTCTGGTAGTGGAAACGGGCTTGGCTTGAAGTCATGTTGTCCTTTCTGGACTGTGTAGGTTTTTGGTACACGTTCGTTTGTGTCATCCGGTTTGGTACAACTAGATAGCCAGAAAATGAGCGCGGCAATGAGGATGACCCAAAGCCACGGTTCTTTTAGCATATCCTTGAGTAGTCCGTTCATATGCAATCAGCTATTGTTTTTTCACTCCCAAGCGGTAAACCGTAGATGTTCCCAACTGAAAGCAAATAAGATTCACCTAAACCAACGCCATTATCCGCTGCGTCTTCGTCACTGTCGTACACTACAACTGCGTCTACACTTGTTGTTGTTTGCATTTCAGTCAAGTTCCAACAACCATTTAGAACCGAAATATCTGTCGTTCCATCATTTACAGCTACTTCATACGTTCCAGCCCGGACAGTATATCCCTCAACCCGTGACGCTTCGATAAGTACTTGAATGTTCCCGATTTCATCACCCAAGGCAACATCTGTCGTATTGAATGAATCGACTGAAAAACCCGTGTCGCGCTGGTATAGCCTTAATTCCCCTGTGTACCCACTTGTAAGGTCAACCGGAACACCTGCAATTTCATACGTGAATGAAAGGACAGAATCATACATTTCCGACATTGATATTTTTTCGATTGCGGTTGAACTTGCCATTATTTTGTAACTGTTACTTTGAATGTTCCGCTTGCTGGATCTTCTGACCCTACAAGAATAGTTGGGCTAAATCGAACGGTTACAGTATTCGCAGCAGAAACCCACGCGAAATATCTTCCTGTTGCAGTTACCGAGGCGTTAGGCACACCTAAACTTACTACATCCCCATCGGCTGCGCCAGTAACCGTAATTGTTAAGTCGGTTACCGCCCCTGCTGCTGTGCTTCCGAAGTCTAGCGTTGCGCTGCCTCTCAATCCGATAAAAGCTTCATTCCAGTTTGTATTCCCTGTGCCTGCCCTTTTAACGTATAAGGCAGGGTTAGTTCCATCTGAGTTGACAAAAAGCGAACCAGGGTTTGCAGTGGTGACACCTTCAGGTGATCCTGTACCTATAAATTCTCCGACAGTATTTGCAGTGTTTCGATAAATTGTTGAAGTAGTAGTTATTACTCCATTGTTTGCTACCCTGAATCTTGCAGTATTATCTAAACTAAATGCAGAGAATGAATAACTTGTAGCGGAGTTTGAAAGCCCACGTACAGATAACCGACTTGAGTCTTGCCTTGTTGTGCTATGCCCTATGGTTACGTTCTTCCCAACATTAATCCGCATCGCTATATCATTAAGCTGCGCATCGAACGAGATCATAGGTCTAGTTAAATTTGAGTATCCGTCACCAGCTTGAAAAGAAATGCTAGGTTGTGATCCAGTATCCCCACTTGCATCATTTTGCGCGATGAAAGCAAGGTGAGGTGAGGCATTTGAACTACTTCGGCTGTAAATAAATGGTGAAAATATACCAGGAGTTGACGTTTGAGACCAAAGGCCAAAGAAGCCAGAAGACGAAGAAACACCTTCCCGTGTTATGTTCCATCCCCTATTTCCTGTGCTTGGCATCACAACATTTAATGGAAAATCGCCCGACGTTCCTGGTGCTGAAATAGTTGTAACTGCTTGTGTTCCCTTCACTCTATTACCAATAAGTTGAGCCTTTGACCCTGAATTAAGTGTTGGGTCTGATGTCGAATTGAACCAAATATTATTAGTATAGATGAGTTCTGTTGAGTTTGTCACAACATGGTCAGTTGTGCATTCAATATTATTATTTACAAATTGAATGCTATTTGATTCGTTGATCGTTAGGTTGGGCGCGGCAAAAAAATTGCACCCTGTGATTAAAAGCCCAAGTGAAATAGAGTCTATTTCTAAGGATTTTGAAGAGTTGTGATTGCTTGATAGACCCGTAATTGAAGTATGTGCGTTATTTGCACCTCCATCTATACTAATCCCAATTGAATTTGAATTAGTTGATCCTCCCACGATAGAGCAGTTACCTGCTCTAATGTACATACCAGTCGTGTTTTGTTCGCATAAATTATCTAGTAATTGAACGTATTCAGCGCGTTGTCCCATATAAATGCCAGTTACACAGCTTTTGATTGAGTTGCCTCTAATTTTAGAGGATAGATAAGGACCATAACCAACAGAATCGACTCTAATTCCCTGGATCATATCGGTTATATAGCAATTTAATACCGTTACCCCAACTACATTTAATCCTTTCCAAGATACTCCAACTTGCCCCGCCGCGTCTGTACCATCAATTGTTACGTTTTCAATTGATGAATTTAATCGCATTCTTACTACTGTATCACCCGCACTAATAGAGATGATTGAGTTTGCGCCACTGCCAAGGATTTTACCTCCCACGGGAATAGCTAATGTCCCAGACACTTTAAAATTTCCATTTGGAATATAAATTGCGCCATATGTATTCAACCCGTTTTGAATGACCGTTAAGTTGTCGGTTGTACCGTCACCAACTGCTCCAAGATTCACGATGTTTATAATGTCGGTTGTGCCACTTCCCCCGCTTGCGGGTCGTGGTGCATATTTACTACCTGTCCATGTCAATACATCATTTGTAGATGCTCCTGTTTGCGCTAAATCATTTGGGCTAAGATTTGCTGCTTTTGTAGAATCAACAGCATTACTTGCAATTTTTACTGCTGTAGCAGAACCATCTACTAATTCAGAAGTATTAACTGATCTTGGAGCTAGACGAGTAGAATCAATTGTATTTGAAGCTATCTTTGCATTAGTCACCGCATTGGCTGAAATAGTAGCCGTAACACTTCCCGTCCCCGAAGCAGTCACATCTCCCGTTAAAGCAGTGATTCCAGAACCTCCTGATGGACTAGACACGAATACAGGAACGCCTGACTGCCATTCAATCATTTTGTTTCCTGAACCTGGCGCAGAGTTAGGGAAGACGTATTTGTTGTTGTAGAAAGATATTCGGTTACTGGTTGTGTCAGTGTCAAGGTTATCTATCTTGAACCAATCGAATTTAGGGGGAGGGTTGCCAGTAAAAAGCGTTTGTACTGTAAAAGCTTGATTTATACTATATCCCTGACCTGCACTACCTAAATTTTGTATATACCCTTTAATAAACCCCCCAAAGTGCGATCTTCCACCTGATGATAAACTATCAAATTTTACATTAAATCCCCCAGATTGCCAGTTTCTAGTAGAATCTATTCCTAGTATTGAGGATGTATACTTTCTAATCCCAGGCAATACTACACTCCCAAGTAAATATCCATCAATCTGAGAGCTAGTAAAGTTTAAAATACCTTCATTTTTTAACGTTAAAGATCTTCCATTTCTATTTATAGAGCCATTATTAAACGCATTTACAGTATTGGTACTTAAAGCATTGTTTGTAAGGTTAGCTGTTGCTCCGCTTACTGATGATGATATTCCAATGCCTTTAAGAAAACTGTATGTATATAAAGTCATACTTGCTCCACTCCCTAGGGTTATTGTTCTAGCTATTTCAGATGGTATTGTCCCGTCTGTCCTAAATAAACTTGAATCCCTAGCCCATCCAACTAACCCAGTAGTTGAGTTATATTTCAGTACTTGCCCACCCGTTGCGCCTGTTTTGTTGATTTTAATTGGAGTGATTGCACCGTTTTTAATTTTGTTACTATCGATAGTTTGGCTTGCTAGGTCTGCATTCACCAAAGTCCCGTCTAGTACGTAAGCCGAAATGATTTTACTATTCCCGATTGTAGGGTTTGGATAAGTTCCGGTAAGATCACCACCAGCCGCCCCGGTTGGCGCGCCCCCTGAACCCGAAACCGACTTACTCTTGATGTATGCTTTATCGGAAAATTTTGCAGCAACTACAAGCGCCTCACCAACTGTTATGCTATCCATGCTTTCCGGAGTAATGAACATCGAATCTGACTTTGCCCGAAATCCTATGTTATTCCAACGCATTGAAGCACCTGTAAGAGTATCAGCGCTTATCGAGATAGTTTGTCCACCCTTGAGCAGTGACAACGTGCTAGACCCTGAACGGCTTAATTGAACCCTGTTAACCCACCCGCTACCCCATGATGTAGTATTGAAGTTAAGACCGCCAAGTCCCGAAAGAGTAAGCGAGTTTGTAGCAGCGGCAACCGTCACGCTACCAATTGGCAATTGTGACATAAGGCCACCGGGAATGTATTGAAGCGAATCCGACCCCGAAACGTAGCCCAAAACGTAGCGGTTAGTAGGGGATACCCTTGTGACAGGCCGAGGCATAATGAAAGCCCGCATCAAATCCGCTGAAACCTTGCGCCAATTACCGCCCGTGTTGACCGTTGGGAACGGAGTTGTAGGAGTAACAGAGGATGCACTAGGCAGTGTATTAAAATTGATTTGCCCAATCAATGAAAGAGGCAAAAGGAAAGCCAAAAAAAGGATGATATTTTTCATACCTCTAAAAATTGATCTGAGTTATCTGTTAGGAAATCGCCTGAATTATCAATCAGGTATCCAGAATACAAATCAGCATTCACAAAATCAGGTACATAAGCGCCAAGTGGGTCAACATCAGACGCAAATTCGATGCGGATTCGCCCTAATTCAAAGTCATTCCCACCTGGCAGTAAAGGCAAAACAGCGGAAACAACTAGCGGCTTAATGCCAGTAGCCCCGCCAAATAACCAATCTCCTGCCGTGAAGTACCAGAACCGGAAATCAATCAGGCCGCGTTGCATTTTTCGCAGTATTTCGCGGGTTTGGCTATTTACGGTTAATTCAAAATCCAGATTGTAGCGACGGCGGGTAATGCGGCGGTCAATCTTGCCTAAGCTTACACTCGCATCTGATGGATCAGGTAACCCACCTTTGCCATGAAGGATTCGCCCAAAAGCAACCGTAGCACTCGAATTATTCACAACCGCTTCCCAATCTTCGCCAACTGTCCAATCCGCTGGTAATTGCGCTGCGTTTGGCAGAATAACCAAGCGTGTAATTTGCGAAAAGATTGGCTTGCGTACACACACAGGTGCAGCGGGCAAACTATATAAGTCGCACCCGCTACAATCCGTATATGTGTTAAGGTTGCTAGTCATTCGTTACAGTGGGTTGGTGAACCTCAAAGGATCGCCGTTCGATGTGCGGTAAGTGATGATGATTTGGGCTTCTTGAAAGTCCGTTGCGCCTTCACCTTGTGGCATCTGAACGTTGATGTCCTTCACCTTGATCCCGCCCGTGTCCCCAAACAGTTGATCGGCTGCGTTGCCATACCAAAACGTGTAGTTTACGTTACCGCATTGCAAGTATCGAAGCAGGGTGTAAACCGCCGCCTCTGTGGGTACTACCTTAAAGGTAAGCGTGTAGTCGCGGTAAACAGTAATTGTCGCACCTGCTGGGGCTTCATAGGTGATTGGTGCATGTTCGGCAATGCCTCCCTTCCCATACAGCGAAAGGGATTTTGTATTATCGCCAAGGGTGTTGTTGATCGCACCAGATACCGCCGTCGCTGTTCCGCCTGAATGCGTAAAAGGAACGGTAGCCCCTGATGGAGTGAGGTACAACCAATTGATTTGGGATAGCCTTGGAGCAATACCGCAATCTTGAGCGGCGGCAATTGCGGGTAACAGTAGTACATCCGCGCAATCGTCCGGGCAAGTTGGAGTAGTCCAGGTATTGATATTAATTCCTGCCATTGTTTTTTAATTTTGATTTAAACCAATATTGCCCGAACGGTTGGGCTGTTCTTTGTGCAATCCCAGCAGTCGGAGGCGTTATCTGGAAGGTTCTGAGCAAGCCACAATATTTTTTCATCATAGCTTTGCTGCATCATAGCCCGCCGTTCTAAGGCTGCCTCACCTGCAAGGATTGTGTGCTGGTTAATCCGGTTCGTCTCTATCGTTGCACTGATTGCCTTAACGGTTGTTTTAGCTTGAATTGCCCGACCTACCACGTTTTTGATCTGGAATTGCGCTATGTTTTCAAGCTCACAAATCCAGTCCAGCGACGCGCAAGTAAAGTAACCCTCGAAAGCTAGGCCGTTGAAATCAGTGCCTCCGATATACTCGTTCGTTTCGACAAAATCCGACGTAGTGAAGCCCCCTGCGTTTAAATGCACCATCCATGCCGGGCTAGCACCGCCGCAACACCGTTTTGCATTGTTCTGGAAAAACCTGATACCAGCCGCTTCATACTTGAAGTTGTAGTACAGGTCATTGATTCCAGAAACATACATTGGTAGCGTCTTTGCGGTTGGTAGGGTAGTCTTTACGAATCGGTTTGCAGTGGCATTCAATGTGATTGTGTTGGCCACATAGTCCGGGTCTGTGCTGCTTACTTCTAAGTCAACCGTTCCCGTCACATTGCCACCAAACCAAACCGCTGTAAGTACAAAAGCACCGCCTTTGATCGCCTTTCGCGGGGCAATCTGCGCACCTGCATAGGTATTCGTGGTTTGGCTTAACGTCGTGCCTTGAGCGTTACCTATTGCGCCATTCCATTGAACTATTCGAGATTTTCGAGTAGTTGCCAAGGCTGCGCTCATGTCGGTCTTGAAGTCCCGTATGGCATCCGCCCGACATTGTACCAGCAAATCCCACACATCCGATTCAAGGCAATTTGTCGAGTTAAGCAACGAATCAAGAACAGGATAACCATACTCTCGATCCGTTGCGTAATAGCCTGTGCTGCTTGTCGCAAAACCAGCATCCCACCCGGCTGCGTAACATGCGCAATCGTCCGGGGCAATCCCAATTATCGTATCTAAGCAGGTTAGGCTCATGTTAATTTGCTCGTTTTGCGACGAATCGACCTGTGTAAGTGCAAACTTGCGTACCCGTCCCTGTGATGATAACCCTCGCTCGAAGTCCCGACATTACCGGGGTAGTTGCACTGGCATATCGGAAAACGTCCTTATCTGCCGAACCTGACGTAGTAACAGCACTGCCTACATCCTGCCAAAGTGTTGCGCTTGTACCAACTAATTTGCTGGATTCTTGAAACTTGAATGAAAGGTTTTGTGTACCTGAACTTTGCACCGTCTCGAAAAACAACACTGGAATCCAGGCATCCAAAAATTGCGCTGGAATATTGATTGTGTCGCTTTCAGTGTTGGTGATTGAACCGGCCGGAAATTCATACCGATACGCATCACTCACTGGAGCGATCTTTGTTTCAGTCTTATTCGTACTGGCAAAAAGCAAGGCCATGCAGACGATCACAAGCCCCGTGAAATATTTCAAATGTTTCATTTCAAAATCAGTTTTTAAGGTTGTGAAAAATTACACCAATTGGAATTTCAGAATACCCGTGTGGTTGTCCTCGCTGGCAGGGGCTTGAACCAAGCCGCCTTGAAGACGCACTTCGTACTTGTGTGAAATTTGGTGCTTCAATGTCGAGCTATTCCGGGCGCTACACACTTTTTGGTAGACGACGTTGTACATAACTGGAACAAGTTGCCCTGTACCATTCTTGTACTTCCAAATTGGGTCAGGCATCATTGCAACCCATTTGGTTTCATCAATTTGAGTAAACTGCGTGCTGTCGTATACCTCAGTATTCCAGAACAGGTAAGAACCCTCGCCAACAGAAAACAGGTTTTTACCCGTCAATGAAGAATCTAGGTTCTTCACATCGAAAAACATGTTGTAATTGTCGAAGCGCACCAAATCGGCTTCATCGGCATTCAAACGGCGGTATTCAGCATTCACGATCGCATTGTAGAACGAGTTGCGACCACCAACCCAAAAGGCGGCGTCCATCGCGTTGTTGGCTACAATCGTATCGAGTACAGTCAAGCTATCGGGCGTGTTCCAAGGCAGGACGGTAGAAGATACACTGAATGTTGAAGAGGCGAAAGATACACCGTCTACGTTCCCAGCGGTTACATCTGCATCATTGTTTACGGCGGATTTTGCACCATCAAGGAACGTAATTGCGCGGGCGTTGAAACTTGCGCGAATGTCGAACATTGCGCGTGCAATTTGTGAGGCGCTGAGGGTCTGGAAATCCCAAATGTTGCCGCAAACATTGTCCAGGATGTTTACGTTCGCAATTTCTACAACGTTGTTGTTATAGGTCTGCGAGTTGGCAATAGCTCCTTCACCTGCTGCAAGATCGCAAGACAAGGAAAGAGAAGGGCTTGAACCCGTGCCTGTGTAGCTCAAGGAAGTACTGCCCTTAGTTAACCAGTGTACTTGAGTTGCGACACATTCGCCGTCTGCCATAATCATGGTTGTAGAGGGCGTACCGTCGTTGTTTTCGGTGATTGCACGGGCTGTTCCGATGAAATCCTTGTAAGGGTATTTCGACGGCGTGTTACCTGCGTACATTTCGGACAACTTGATTTGAACATCATTCAAGTCGCCCGTGCTAACGTTTTGTGCTGCCATAAGGCGTTAATTTTTTAAGGTTACTGCAATAAAAAAAAGCCCCGACACAATGAAGTATCGAGGCTCTTGATAGACCGCTTTCGGGCGACTATCTTATTTTGGCTTCCCATTAGGGAATTGTGCATTCATTGCTTTTTGCAATTCCATCCGGTCTTTTGCATTGTTCGACGTGCGAACAGCCTTGTCGGCTGCTTCGTACGAATCGAACTTAATTCCGGTGGATTGCTGTTGTTGGCCTGTTTTTCCTGCTGCTGGTTGTGGGGTTTTCTTGTCAGGGTCAATTGCTGTAAATCCTACAAGACTATCCCACTCAGCAATAACGAGGTCGTCAAACTTTATCTTGGTTTGAGTCTTGCTATCAACGATTGGAACGCCTTCTTGGTCAACAAGAATTGGATTTTCATCTTCATCAAGGTCAAGAAAACCGTAATCCTCAATGCTTTTCAGCAATGTTTTGATTTGCTTTTCTTGGTTGCGAAACTTGACGTTTTTAGCAGGATCAGAAAGTAAGGCCAAAGCCCGTTTTTGAGAAACAGAGCTAATTTTTTCAAACTTTTGCGCCTTTAAGGTTTTCTCATAGGTCGCTTTCAGTTCGTTCAATTCAGCCTCTTTAGCCTGCTGGAACTCCACGAAGCTTGGAATTTTAGCCAACTGGTTTGCTTTCAAGGTTGTCAGGTCGAAACTGTCTCCGTCCTTCCCTTGCCCACTAGCTTTTAGATCTGCTAGTTTCTGTACAGCGTCTTCAACTCCGTCAAAATCTTTAACACCCGCATCCTTGACAATCTTTTCAAGGCTTTTTGATATTTTTGATTTTGCAATGTCAAATTGGCGCTGTGTATTCTCTTTGATCCGATCACCAACTAATTCGGCAATGATCCCCGGAGCGTTTTCAAGAGGTTCTCCACCCTCACCTTTCAACAACAATTCAAGATCATCAACCTTTTTTTCGGTCAGCCTTGCTAGTTGTTGGAGCGTCAACTCTATTTTCATTCAGTTCTGCTTTACTATCCTGGTCGGGTAGGGCATCCAATGGAGCAGGAGCAGACGGTAATTCAACCAAACGGGCTACAAGGTTTTTGTAAACCGGGTTGGCTTTCATTGTTTCGTAGTCTACCTGTGTATATTCAGCTCCACTTTGGTTATCCTTCCACATTGTCTTTGGTTTTGCGGGTTGTTTTTGCGTCGGTTGGTTCTGGAACTTGCTTTACTTCAACCCAACCTAAAGACTCCATCGCGGCCTTGTTTTTCACGGGGTATATTTCAAAAACCTGGTTGCCTTCACCATCTTTCTTTGGAGGGATCGAATACCCCTTGTATTGGTCACCCGCTTCAACGCCTACCGACTTCATAACGATGTGCGTTTTGAACTGCTTAACACGTGGGTCGTTGAAAAATACGCTCAAATCCATAATAACTTATTTGATTACAAAAGTATGAAACATTTGCGAATAAACCAAACTGAATTATTCAATCTGATTTTGCACCTCAATCTGCCTAATAACCCTATTCCCCTCTTTCCATTCCGTAACCATCTCCCCCGCCTCATTCCGATAATGGATAGGCCGTGTACGCCAATAGTCGATCTGCTTATCTGCTGCCATCAAAGCAGCTTCTTTGTATGCGTCCTTCATTACGTCAACTTGCAACGATAATTTGCTTTCTTCGAGCTTGCTTTGTTGCCCACGTAACCCCATAGCAAAGGCAAACAGCGGATCGGAGTGTACGCGCTGCCCAAGTAGGGCATAATGCACCAATTGCTTATTGGACATTCGTTCAAATCCTAAACGGGCGTTGTCGCTGGATTTAATCACTCGCTCGTCTTTAGATAAATTGACAGGTATACTATCACTTGTCCACGTTCCTTCACCCCGGATACGCTCCGTACCTGTTGCAAAGTTTTGGGTTTTACCTGCTTCACTTGCTGCCTGTGAACGCCCAGCGGCAACCAGTCGGGAAATGATAGCCAAACCACCAACGGCCAAGACAAGGCCAATAAGACCTTTTGAGGCTTCCGCGCTAATCAGTTTTGCAACGGCTAATGTTAATTCAACGGCCTGTTGCCCGGCTGCGATGATCTTACGTTGGTTCGCTGCCTTGCGTTCAATTTCCAGTTTCTTGTTTTCGCTGTCTCGCAAAAGGCGCTCTTGTTCTGCAACCCGTTTCTTTGCCCCGTCAACATCATTTGCCAACCCTTCATCGGCTAACTTTTGCTGTTCTTCTAGGGCTTTCTTTTCGACTCCGAGGCGTTCGTTTATTTTTTCAATAAGTGCATCCTGTTGGGCTATACGTAGTTCAAACCGGGCTTGTTCAGCTTCAAAAAAAGCATTGATTGCTTCGGGTGCAAGTTGGCCTATTAACTGCTTTGCGGCCTCGTTCCCTTTTTCTTTTTGCCTGGCCGATTCCAGGCTTTGACCTTGAGCTATAGCTGTTGCAAGTGCTTTACCTGCTTCCAGTCCATCAGCGCGCAATCTTTCAGCTAGTGGCTTTGCGGTTTGGGAAGAAACAAGATCGGCAATATTCCCGGTTACTGGATCGGTAGCGGCTTTCAATAGTCGCTCTAATCCGCCCGTGACAACTTCAAGCGACTTGCCAAAACTTGCCCGCTCAAAATCAATATCGGCAATATCCTGTAAAGGTTTGAACAGTCGTTCAATATCTTGAGCAGTTTCACCCGTCCCAAGTTCTTTTGCAAGTCGGGTGTATTCAGCTCGAAGCCTTTCGACCTCAGCAGTAGCGTTTGCAAATTGCAATTGAATGCCGTCGTTTTCATCGCCAAGCTTTACTCTTGCCTCTGTGGTTGTGGTGAGTAGGTCTTGGATAGACTTTTGTAGCCCTTCAATGCGCTGCTTTTCGGCTGCTGCTGCTTGCGATTGTTCAGCGCGGATAGATTGTGCCTGGTTGAACGCTTCGGATTGAATACCAAGTAGGGTTTCTTGTGCGTCGCCAAGTTCCCCAATTTGGGCAAAAATTGTACTTGCGCGCTTGAATGCTTCGGCAGGGCTAACCCCTTGTATTCTTTTTGCAAGAATTTCAGTTGTTAGTATCCCTTGATTCGACAAGTCTACAATCTGCTTTGCTGACTTAATTTGCTGCTCTTGCCCACCTGCTACTCTTGCATTTAAGGCAATTTCAGTAAGTATTCTTTTCTCGTCTGCTCTTGCTTGAAGTTCTGACAATGCGCCACGCTTTTTGGCTGCGGCTTCACGTACTGCAAAGGTTTTAGTTGTATTATCTGCAATTAGGTTTAATTCTTCAATTTCCTTTTTCCTTAATGAAGCTGTTGCGGCCTGTTCTTGCTTTTGTCGCTCCAACCCAATGCGCTGCGTTTCAAGCTTACCTTCAAGTGCGATTTGTTGCCGTATCTGAATATTGAAATCTGCTGTTTCCGCTGCTGCATCCCTTACCGCATCCCTCAGCGACTTTTGACCGGTTGCGGCCTGTATCAACTGGTTGCCCCATTTTCCAAGCGCGGTAATGCCAATATCAAGCGCAATTTTACCTTGCGCCAAGCCTACACGTACTTTATCCAAGTTGCCTTGGAATTTAGAGAACGCAGCAACCAACGCAGCGCCAACAACGGCAACTAAGGCCAATGCACCCAGGCGAAGCACGCCAAACCCTTTTGCAGCACCCGCCGCATCCTTAGCCGCACCCTGGCTACTTGAGCCAACATCTTTTAACCCGCCCTTTACATTTTGTAAGCTATCGGATAGGTCGTTAAGCGATACGCCGCCAACAGAGATGTTACCAAACAGCGATTTCAAGCCCCGCCCAAAGCGCCCGGTTTCCTGTTCAGCTTCCTTGGTTTTCTTCGCTGTCTTTTCGACTTGCCCGGCGTATTGGTCTAGCTGTTTTGCTGTTTTCGAGGTATTATCTGCAATGGCTTGGAGTGCGCCTGTCGCGTCCTGCTCTAACTTTTTATATTCATTATCGGTGCGTTCGATCTGGTCAGCGATCCCCGCCATGACTTGTTCGACATTCGTATCATCAACCCGAAACCGAAAAGTTGTATCTGCCATTGCTAAGAATTTGTTTGCAAGTTACAAATGTTAATTCAGTAGTTCAAACTCCTGAATGTAGTAATATGGGGTTCGTTGTCGTTTAGATTTCTTCCATTTTTCATATAGTTCGGTTATTTTAGCATTGGCACTATCTCGACTTGAGAATGCAAATTTAGCTTGGCCAGCCCCATTAAATAGAATATACACCATCATTTTTCTTTGCAAGTTAGGCAATTTTGACAAAATAAAAAAGCCGGGCATTTCTACCCGGCTTAGTTGTTATATTGGTCTTAGCCTTTTTTCCGTTTCTTGATGATAGGTCAATGTTTTTAACTCGACCCCACTTCTTATTGCATTCCAAGCCTTAAAGATTAAGGCAAGTCTTGCGTCATGCGTCATTTTTGACTCTTTATTTATCTTATCATCAAAGAGTTTTTTTCGCAAAAGCAAAATAACTTTATCTCTTACGTCGCCTGTACATAATTGGTTGAAAAAAGAATCTGCCTGTTGTTTGTCGATTTCAGATAAAAACATATATATGGCGCAAATTTCAGACAAAACAAGGCATTTTGACATTGATTCATACCATCTTCCAGCCTTCATTATAGACAAATCCCATTCCCCAGCCTTTTCTTTATATTTAGATAATACCTCCTGGTTTGTTAGCTTTGTTGTTCTTGCTCCTGACCTCCTAAATGCGTATTCGTTTTTTATTCTATCATAAACTTGAATAGATGTACTAACCCTGATTGCATTAGGTATTCCATACACGGAAAGCGTATCGCCACCAGACCTTCCCCTACCTGTATCTATAACATCGAATACTTGATCATCTAATCCATAAACAATAAGGCACTTAACAGAAACACCACTTTTTATTATTGCATTTAATCGATGTTGTCCATCGAGCAATCTATTTGTTTTTGATACTTTTATAGACTCACCCGTTTGCCCTCTCCATTTTCCGGTTCTCATGTCGTCAGTGTACCTTAGTAGCAAGTCCTCCTTTAGTGGCCTGTTTTTATCGTTGCCTTCTAGTAAGTGGGCTGCATAAACTGGATCAATCAATACTTCTTTAAATTCCATTGTGAGTAAAATAAAAAATGGCCGTCCGGTAGAGTGCGAACGGCCAAAGGTTAGCAAATTGTTTGCTAATTTGTCAACCCGGCGGTACACTCTACCTTACCGCTAGGTCTATGTCAAAGATAGCACAATATTTCGATTCTCCAAATAAAAAAGCCCGCACATTTCTGCACGGGCTTAACAAAACCTGATTTATGGAAAATTACTACTTGCTTTTTGTTTTTTCAATTTGGTTCATTCTCATTTCTGCGATTTCGTCCGATTTAACTAGCAACCTCAGAAATTCAGGGTAGGGCGTAACCCAAAGATCGGCCATCGACATTTCAAGCATTTGAGCGACAAACAACACCATTTCGGTATACTTTTCGTCAATCAAATCCGATGTATTTTCCCACTTGCCCCGCTGACTTGTTACAAATCCGTGAAGCCGAACACCCGCGCCGCTTTTTTGACTCTTTCCAATAATTGCGCTTGCAATGTGAGTTTGTAGGTACTCCATTGCATAGCTAAGGTAAAAAAATCATCCTCAATCAAGCCCTCCGCAGCCCAATCCTCTATTTTCCGGTTTGCATGGTCAATATCCCATGTTTTCAAATCCTCGCCCGGTTCGTAGATGAACAGCGTACACATTATCAAGGACGCTTGCCACTTGCGGTTAGACTCGCTCAAGCCCCGTTCCAAGTTGACAATTTCTTCCACTAGCCCGGTAAAATTCGCGTCCTTGCCACCTACAAGGGAGTTGCAAATTTTCTTCATTCTGGATAGACTGGAAATAACTTCACCAAGCCCGGCGTTAAACGGAACTACAACAGACATTTTTTCTAGTTCCCGTTGGCGGCGTAGGGGTAGCCCGTCCTTTGGGTTGCGAATATAATATTCCTTTCCATTTGCCGTGAAGCCCAGTATCCAGGTTCCGTCCTCCGTAACAAGCCGCTGAACTTGACCCTGTTGCTTAGTAGTGTAGTATTCCGCAATGTCTGCGCCCAACGTCGTGCGCAATACCTCTGCCACGTCCTGCGTATCTTGTAGCCTTTCCTTAAGCGCATCTGCTTTGCTTTTTCGTTTATTAAACATTTATGCAAAATATTTTTGGTCAATGATGTGCGCAATCACGCTTGATAACCCAGCGCAAAGCAGGCTATCAATAATCGAATTGCCCCGTGAAATTGAGATCCAGAAAGCCAATTGCCCGGCCTGGCAAGTTGCGCAAGTGATGAGGATTTTTTCAGTCGCTTTATGTACGCCGCTCCATTTGTCGTAATTGATTGGCATAATCTTGTAAACCAACCCAGGCCACCAAGCTAATAACCCGCCGTCTTGGATTAAGTAGCGGCGAAAAGTAATGGCCAAAGAAGCAGTCATTAGGCAGTAAATTGAAGCTTGTATGTTAGTCATTAGCACTCAATTGGATCATCAATCGTAATCAAGGACGCACAATTTTTAGGAACTACAAAAGTAAATTCAAAGTCAACCGAAAAGAACTCAAACGGCTGAACAAACAAATGTTTTTTGCCAACGTAACTGTAATCGCCAAAGATCGCGTTTTCGTCTACCTCGGTAATACTTGCCCGTGTGACTGACAACGTAACTGGGACACTTGAAACCGTCGCACCTTGGACGCTAGAAACCCGGCTCACAAAATCGTTGGCATAGATCGAACTCAACCCGTAAACAGGCGTTACCCCTTGCTTTTTCGGGTTTATCCAAGCAACAAAACGCAGTGTTGCCGTTCCTGTAACGTAGCGGCGTTCACTGCTGTCTATTCGTGTTGCCCCGGCTTGCTCCCAGTACACCACGCTTTTAAATGCGTCGTCCGGTGTGATAGGGGTATACGGGTCTGTTTCACTACAAAGCGGGTCGGAGTTGTACGCCACAATTGGGTATACCTCGTTTGTTTTTGGATCGTTGTATTTATTCACGACACCTCCGTATTTCTCAACCCAGTTCAAAGCCTGGATAGCGGGGCGAAAGACTTGTTCAAGTAGGTAGATCATATTTGTAAGTATTTTTGCACCCGTGCATTATTGGCCTGTTCAGCCAAATCCAATTCCTCCTGCGATGGTCTAAGGATATTACCCCGCTTCTTTACAGCTCCTTCCACTTTGTCAATATTATCCTGTCCATGTGCAGAAATCACAACTTCTATAATCGAGCCGTTGCCTTTCAAATCAGGGTACACGCTTGAAAAAAGTCGCCCTGTTCTAGTGAAGTCTACGTAATTGATTTGGAAGCCTTTCTTTACCCGCTGCTTTTCATACCCCGCTGTGTATGGGCTGAACTTAGTATTCAGGTAGTTTTCACCACTGCCTTGAATGCGTAACTTTATCAGGGTTGAAAGGTCAGCCCCAATTATTTGCAATTCCCGCTCCCGGTTTGCCCGCAGGTCTGCTAGGTTTTGGCGGATTTTGGCGGCGGTTTGTGCGGCGGTCATAAGTAAGGTTTTGTTATTGCAATTTACGAAAAAATCAATCAACAATATTCAATCTTGCAAATTCCCCAAATAACTCAATAGCTGCTTTGTTGTAAGCTTTTGCAGCTTCTTTAGGGCATTTAAAGTATCCAAGGTGCCTTACCTTGTAATTGAGCTTTATTTCAGCCTTATACCCGTTCACCCGCTTAACTGCACACACACCTTTATAGCCTGTTTTGTTTCGCTTGTTGAGTTTTTGGTTTCTTGAGTTCTCAGCGACCGTGCAAATACGAAGGTTTTCTTTCCGGTTATCGAATGTGTTTCCATTAATATGGTCAACAACATAACCTTTTTTACCTTCAAATCGCAAGACAAACCAATGTAACCTAGTTTTAGTATATCGCTTTTTGCCGTCAATTGTTTTTGAGTTGTTGCGACCTATATAGTTATTTTTCCCATAAAACCACTTTAAGGCAGCAACCCGGTCAAAGTCTTCGTCATCCAAAATGACTTTCAATCCCTTATTGATTTCTAATTCTCGCATGTTTAGAATTTTCAATAAAGGTACATATATGACGGCAAAAATAAAAGCATTCAGCCTAAAATGTCTACAGATAAGCCCCTCTTTTTTAGTAGCTCTACCATTTGCTCACTCAGCCAAGACAAATGATCTCTACACCCGTACCCGCCTAATGTTTCCTTTACATCGGTTCCGGGAATCTTACCCTCCCACACGTCACCATTCCAGCTTTCAATCACTGCTTTTGAAAATATCCGGCCTTTGCGTTTCTTACACCATGTTCGACTAGTCTTAATTTCCGTACCCGCAAAAAGAGCAAAGCCCAACCCCAAATCAGTAGCAACCGTATTTTGCACAGTCCTATCGAACATTTGGAAACTATCTTGTGCAACCCGTTCAAAGTTCTTGACAACCGTCCCCGTCGTTTGGGCGTTGCTAACAAAATCCGCTTTAAATGTCTTGGTGAACGTCTTCAAATCCATACCGCCGCCGATGCCCGACATTAGCCGCTGTCCTACCGATTCAGCTACACTTTGCACATTGAACGCGGTTTGCAGGAATCCACCGGGAACGGGTTTTTGTTTATCAACATCCCAACCCCAACGGAGCAACACCAAACGCTTGGCGGCATCATACGCGCTTTCCTGGCGCTTTTCCACTTGGTTGAAGTACGAAACATTAATCCCAAATAAGGATAGGAAACGGTTTGCAATCCACTTGCCAAAGTCGAATAGTTTATTTTGAAGCCAACCCGAAAAAGACAGCACACCGGATTGCACCCGGCGCACGTTGGCGGCTTTGAAAACTAATCTACCCTCTACTGTGTCCAACCCATTCACTAGTTCCGCAATGAATCCCCAGCTATCCGACTCGATACCACGCAAACGGGTTGTGGCCTGTGCTTCTGCATCGGTAATCAACTTTTCCCGGCGCTTTATCAAGTCTTCAAATTTGGCCATTGTTAAGCATATTGTAGGTCAAAGATACTAACTTTTGGTATATGGCATCGAAATTGATGCTTTGGCTCCCAGTACGAAGGGCGGATACCATACAGAGTATCACCGTCAGCAGATGGTACAGCCCGCATAAGTTTGCCGTTATTATCTTCCACGCTCCAATCTGAATGCCATTGCTCAACATACCAAGATAACACCGACCCGCAACCCTGGTCGTACTTTTTCCCTAAGTGGGTCAAAAAAGGCAGGAATAGTTTGATTTGCTTTTCATCACCAACCAAGTACCAAGATACGTAAGGCGAAGAAATAGCGTAATCAGTTTGGAACATGTTTTTATACTCCCCCCGATTAGTGTACACATTTCCTCGTTTCCCGTCAAAATCTACATACTTGGTAGCTAGTCCAGTCCTGAACCGCTTTGCGTAGTTGTGTTTTTCAGGCACCGCCATTTCAGGCCACTGGGCAAATGAACAGGCATAAAACCATTCCCGGCCTGATTCAAGGTTATACCGTTCAAGTGGTAAAACCTTCCCAGACCACTCAGGGACATTACTTTTGCGGGCTTCGCTTTTGTGTTGCGCTCCAAATAAATCACGGATGAAAGTATGGTACAAGACACCATCAAGTGGCAAAAAACCGTCTGTGATTACCGGGGTTTGCAGGATCGCGGTTATTTTCAAGGGTTGGAAATTCATAACAAATCGTTGAGGTCTGAATAGATAGCGTTTAATTCATTCCATGCGGTAGGATTAAATTGTCGAAGATGCTGGAAGGATTCAAAAGCAAAACCGTTGTGCGGCAATCCGGTTGTAGTACGTGCGCTTGTTCCCATATCCTTGTATTTTTTCAGCAATGGAATATTATTAATGTATGTGTAGGCAATCACATCTTTTTCACCCCACCAGGCAATTGGACAAATCCTAATGCGTTCTGTTCTCTTTTGCTTATGTAACATGCCATGCGTTTTCAATGTCATTGCCCGACCTTTACTTTCCTCAGCTCGCAAGCCCACAAAAAAAGAATCACTATTGTCTGACTCTAGTGCGTCACGTTGTGTATTTCCTCTAGTTTCCTTTGCATTATCTCGATGTAGGTAAATTTCTTGCAGGTTGATGTCTGACCACTGCGCTAGTATTTCATCATAATTGCCCAACAACCTAGTTTCTGGATGTGTTACGAACTTAACCGGAATAGTTGGTGCAAATTGGCGGACTAGATGAAGCATCACTGAGCTATCCTTGCCGAACGAACAAGCGACATAGGGACTTTTCACCTTAGATAGACTTTCTTGGATGAATCCTAAAGTTCGGCGGACTAGTGCCCGGTGTTGTGGCATAGTAGCAAATAGTAGTGCTTCTTCTCGTCTCATATCATCTTTAGGAATGCCCGAACAGCAGGTTTTGAATCCTTGATCATTTTCGCGTACAGGCTTTCGGTTGTTTCGTTCGTAATTTCAAGCACTTCGCCTTGTTTTGATACGTCGTGCCATTTCATTTCCAAAAATTCCAGTTGGCCAAACCCCACGCTTTCTTTTCCTCCTACCGTTTGCACGGCTTCCCATCGCTTCATAAAAGACAGGAAGAAATCATACTCTAGTTCGGTCACATCCCTTAACACCACCTTCCAGTAGAACGGCGTTCCAGCGGCTAAGGTTTCGGTGTAGTAGATCATTTGCGAGTTCTCAAACTTGGTATCTTCGTTCTTGTCGATATACTGCTGAAAATGCGGGTCTTTTGAGTTTTCCTTTCGGGTGTACATTTCCTGCTGAATGTAGGTGTACACGCTTTTCAATCCGGTTTCGGCGAAAAACTCTAAGATTTCATCAGGAAGGATATGGTGCGTTTCAAGGGCAATAGGAATGAGCGGGTTAATGTTCATCTTACCCGGAATAATCGCGTTACCGTACGCAGTACCAAACAAAGCTACAACAGGTAGATTCTCATACAGTTTTTTCCAGGCGTCTACATCGCCTTCAGTGTTTCCTGCTGTCAACGCCCCGCCTGAAAACAACATCTGGAAGACATGTAGCGGTACTTTGTGTGGCGTTTCCTCTTCACCCAACATATGCAACATATGCTCGCTTGCTACATCTCTAAGCTTGCCCCGCACACCATTCCCTGACACAACAGGAATTTCAAAAGCCCTTGCCCCTTGAATCACCTTGGTGCGGCGAAACATAGCCACGTTCCCATTAAGCTCGCCACCGTTGTGGCTAATTTGGGTTTTGGCTTGTACAATGCCCTCCATTATTAGCGTTCTCATACAATAGCGTTTTTGGCGGCCTCATATGCTTCCTTCTTTTCGTTATTAAGGGCGCGGGTGAGTAATACAAGATAGGCGCATTCGGAACGAAGTAGGTCTAATAATATGTGGTCGTCGCCTGCTGATAGCACAGCAAGTACACTTTCTTCGTGGCGTTGTTGCCAGTCCATTGGGAGTAGTTGTTTCAGCTTCCCAAAGAATTGGGCTAGGTTTTCGGCGCATGCGGCGGACTTAACGAAGTTCTCGAACATTCCCCAGGCATCACCCTTGTATTTTTTTTTGAAGTCGCTATCCACACACTGCCATAGAGGGAATAGCAAATCTTTCGCTACGTTTTGTTTTACGTGGTTTTCCATATTATTTTGGTTGTGAATACATTAGCCAAGCGGCAAAATCAAACATCGGCGTTTTTCGGGCTGACTTGATCTTGTTTTCAAGACTTTGCCAGTTGTCCAACCCTGCTACTAAGATACGATTTGCGGCGTAATTTCCGGTAATTACTTCGGCTTGCGTGAAGCCCAACGAAAGTAGTTGCATCATCACCCCGTGGATGTGATTAAATAACGGGAGGTTTGGTTCAACAAAAGTATCATCAAGCTGCCAAAGACCGGGGCGATGCTTGAAAAATACGTGCTTTTGTCCGCTATCGGTTAGGCAGATAATTTCTGGGGAATCTTGAATGATTGACACAATTCGCTGTTTATCTGCCTTGGTGCAGCACAACCATTCATCATTCCAAACGATATGCGAATAGGTACGGAATTTTTGCGGCTTGTCTCGGTTCTGCTTTTCTTGGATCAATTTGGAATCCTCGACAAAACAAAAAGCGGCCTCGTTTGAGATGATTGTACCGGGGTGCAAGCAGTCATGGTTTGTGAATGTATCCTTTACCCACTTTTTGAAAGGCATTCCGTTTGACTCTTTACCTGTAAATCGGCAAACGCCTTTTGTGGTCCCGACTTGAAACCCTTGCCCGGCTATCTGATAGACTCTTTCACATGGGTGCATACGTGTAATTTACTGAAATACTGGGAATGAATTTACAGAATTTTCTTGAGGAATTTCAGCAATTAAGATTTGTATTTTTTCATTAATCAGCTCTTTTTGACGAACTAATGGATATAATGAAAATAATCCACTTTCGCCTATCTCGCTCATTATTGCATGTTGTATTTCCTGCCAGTTCTCCCAGGCCACCCGCTTAGGATCGGTTTTGGCACGGGTTGAAAGGATCATGGCAAGTTCTTCCGGCGACTTGTCGGAGAACGGTTTGAGCGCATCAAAGGCCAATTGGTCATTCACAAAAGACGGGTTATCCTTATGCTTTTTCTTTAGCAGCGCATCTGAAATAGCTTTTTGGACTGAATACGGCGCACCTGCTTGTTTTGCCGCTGCAAGGTCTGCGATCAATTCGCTTTCCTTCTTCATTGCAAAGTCCATCGGGAATGTGACGTGATAGTTGTCGCCATCCCTGAAAGCACCGTAGTACTGCATTGCAACCCGGTAGGCCAAAGATTCGACTTGCCCGACCTTCAAGGCGATTGGATACAATTTGTTGTATATTCTGCTGTAATTGATCGTTATTTCGGTTGCCGTCTTAATGCTGACCGCCTCGGTTTGCTCCTGGCTGTAAATTACATACGTCAAAATTGTCGATAGCTTGTCGATCTGCTCTTGTTGGTTGGTTAGTACCTCCATTGGCAGACTCATATAGTGCGCCACCTGCGCTAAGTCCACAAACTCATCCTTGCTATCTGGAAACTTAAACGTTACAGCGTCTTGTTCGCCGCCGTGAACGATCTTTCCAGTACCGCCACACGTTGCGCAAGGTCGCTTGTGATCCGCTGCGTAATACCCGCCAATACAGGCCAATCCTTCGCCATCAACCGCCTCGCAAGCCTTAACGTATTGGAAGAGTTTCGGGTACATGTGGAGCATACGGTTAAGATCGTAGCTAGACTTCAAGCCCATGAGGTCAAGCAAATGCCCCCTTGCTGGTTCATACAGCAATTCACACGGCGCGTTCACATCCAATTCAGATTGGTAAGCCCCTAATCGGATTGCAGGGGTTTCCAGTGTACCGGTGACGAATATCCAGATCAGGTAGTCATCAACCCCGTCAATGGTGTAGGATTGATCTTCATAACGCGGTGCGGTATCATCACACATGTACTGAGCAAATGCAGCATACCCCGGCGCATACAAATAATAATGATTGACTTGTGAGATCTCTTGCCCGCCTTGAATTTGGGTTGATTGATATTCCTCTTCTGAGAAAACAAGGTACTTCAAGTTCCCGTTCACGTCGTACTTCCAATCAACGGCGCGTTCGGATTCGACCAACACAGGATAGAATGTGTACCCGGCTGCGTTGGGTAACTCTTTGCGCTCAAAGATCAACCAGCTATTTGGGTCTTGTTCATTCGCCATTTTAACGGCGTTGAAAGAAAAATCCTGGATTGATTGTCCGGCGTAGTATTGGCCTAAGCTTTGTTCAACTTCCTGAAAGCGGGTTGTATCCTGGAACATGCCTACTCGGTGAACACCGTCCGTGCGTTGCAGCTCTTCAACATAGGCGAGTGCTGGACTGATTGCGGCGGCGGTGATTGGGTTGGTAAGCCTTAATCGTTGTTTGGCCTGTTCTGGCGTTTCCCGTAGTCGTTGCGTGCTGATATAATCCCCTTGTTCTGCTGCGGTCTTTGCAAAAACCATTTCGGCAAATTCATAAGCTTCTGTGGCTTCGGCTTGGTACGGGCTGCACCCGCCTTGAATGACGTTGGAAAGTATGGTAAGGATTTGCTCTTGCTCCATTGCGCTAGTTTGGTGCAAGTTACGGAAAAGATGGGAAATAAAAAAGCCCCGAAAGTGCGAACATGAGTTGTAGTACATGGGGTATGCGGGTGATCGGGTTGTTTAGGCGCATTAAAATAGTGTATGCGGAGAGGATGGAGACATGAATCCATAATCAACATGATTTTGATCTACAATAACATCCAATTCCTTTATTTCTGTTACTTCCAAATCAACAAAATTATGCTTTGTATTCCTCCATTGAATTAATGAAGTTGTGATCTTCAATTGTGTGGTGGGCAAAGTTATTAACCCATAATTCTTTTTCGTGATCGGTTGGGTTTATTGCCTCGGCTTCAACGCTTCCGTTGTCCCATCCACGCATCATAGGGAATTGACCTTCGATTGGAGACCAATTGCGCCCTTTATTATCACGGTAAAGCCCAGTAAACTTTTTTGCTTCAAAAGTTTCGTTGTTGTATTTGATTTTCATTTTCTTTGATTTTATGGGAGGCTTTGTTCCCTCCCGATTACCTTACAAATATCGGGTAAAAACTTAACCCACGAAATACCCTAAAAACGGTATTTCAATATCTCAAATTCAAACTAAGCCGACACGTCAAAGTATCGTAATCATCCTTCGTAACCTCCCCAACCCCCAGCGCCGTTTCAATAGTACTACCCGGCTCGAATACATCCCAAAAGCTTGTATTCGACAAGATAATTTCAATCGGTTCCCCAACCAGCCGCCGCCGGGACGAATCGAATGTAATAGGATCGCCGTTCATTGTACCGGTAGGGTAGAGGCGATCATAGGCGTGGTAGTGAGCAAGCAGGTTTGCCCAGGCCAAATGGGAATTAGGGTATAGGTTCCCATCTACCAAGTTTGTTTCTTGCACTAAATAGTAATCCGACCCGTTGCGATAGGCTGCTACTGGAACAAACCCCTTATCATCCACCCTATCGGGGTTGCCTTGGATGTAAAGAACGTCGCTATTCATATCCTCAGCCGTGTACGGTATTTCGTATTGTGCGTCCGATAAAAGGCATTCCTCATCATACCGGATAGGCTCACAAGTGAACATGGGGCTTACCGTTTCCATCCATAACCAGCGTTCCGACTTCGCCGCATCGGTGTTGTCGTAGGTGGTTGAAATCTTCCCGTCAATCTGATCAGAATAAGGCGAGGCGGTTAAGTCAAGCCCGGTTGCCTGGGTGAAGTAGGAGACGTGTTCAATGCGAAGTTCAGTGCCTGCGATCCGGTAACGGGTATCGTACATCACCTCAAGCACCGCCATAAGTTTTTTGAACGAGGTTTTACCCGCCGTTGCAATGTTCGATGCCGTTGGGCGCTTAACGTCGGATTTCTGGAAGTGAAGTAAGTCTTGTAAGTTTTCTAGTGCTTCCGTGTACGGGGTATTTGTCGGCGCTGTGCTGTCTGAATTGATTCCAAAAAAGTCCGAAACGATGGAGAGCGAACAAGGGGTAAAGGTGGTAAGAATGTCATCCATGCGCACCCCGTTTGGAATTGGAACACTGGAAAAGTCTTCACCCAACCCGGTCACGTCGTAGGCTTGGATAATCTGGTTCGGGTTTGGGTCGAGTATAAACGACCGCGCCGGGCTGTACACTCTGGAAATACGCCGGGCAAAACCGCCACTTACACTTATCCATCCGTCACCCGGTGGAGTACTACCCCCCGCTACAAATTCACGGGCGTATGTCGTAGTGATGTTTGTTTCGGCGCGGTACAAAAAGGGTGATACCTGCGTTGCTCCGTTGATCTCGTTTCGGATAATTGTCCAACCTTGCGCGGATGTGTAAAAACTCGATTGAGCTGTGCGAGGGCTTGATAGTGGCCATGTTGCCGGGGTTGCGGGTGCTGGTTCAACAACTGTTCTAATTTCGATTGTGCCAAGGAAAGGTTTGACGCTGTGCTTAGTCGTTCCTTCTAGGATGTTTATTTCCTGATCGTACTCCTTGAGAAAACAGGTATAATCGTCATTACTATCAAGTTTGGCGGTAATGGTGCAAAGCAGCTCGTTGATGTTGGTTGCGCTGGCGTTGAGCTTGATATTGGCGTTGTACTTTGTAACCCCGTTGAATTTGATTTGGATAGGAATGTCGCAAGTGCCAAGGGCGCGTTCGGCAATGATTTCTTGATAAGATGCGCCCAGGAACAGTAATTCGGTATTCAGCACCCGGCGGTAGATACCTGTCTTGTCGTCCCGTGTGTCCTGGAAGTTGAGGGACTGGTAAACTGTAGAGGCAGTTAGGTCAACTGTACCGTTAGTGAATGTACCGAATATTGTGTAGCTCATTAGCAGGTTGTCATATTATCCTCGCAGGCCACAAAAGCCCGGTTGGTTTCGTACGAAAATGTTCCTTTCAAAATGACATCGGCCTCAACTAGTGTAAACTCGAACGTAGGCCGTCCGGTTGCTATGCTTGTTCCTTGTCCGGTCATGGTGTCGTATAGGGTCACACTGGAATGATTTTGCAGGGCATTCAATACAGCGGCTAAGTAGTCAGGAACAGGTGCAAAGTCCATGGTAAATTTCTCAGCGATGGTTTGCGAGTTGAAAAATGGCGTTCCCTTCGCGTTGGCCTGTTGCCGGGTTTCCTGAACAACTAGCGGCGCACGTTGGTAGCCTTTGAGATAGAGTTTTTGTGTGTATCCTTCTTGATAGAACAACCCCAAGTCCCGTATGTCGTTGGCGTTGGTGAACGTGACCAAATAATATTGCTCATTAGCAATGTTGTATAATGATTCCAGCAGGGTAAAGCTGATTGTTCCCGCCACATCGGAGCTATTGAAAGCAAGTACATATGTTTCCATCCATGTGCTGCCTTCAAATTCATGGGTAAACGTAACGATGGTTGAAACGCTACCTGTCCCGTCTACCTCTGTGAGGGTCAAGGTTGAAATATTGGCGCTATTCCACACTGTCCGGTTCACGGTATTACCCGACTGCTCGAATGGGATCGTGCGCCGCCCGTGACCTATGGCAGTGGTAAAGGAGAAAGTAAGCACATATTCATCGACTACCGTTTGCTGGATGGTGTAATCAATCACCTTTTCGTACATCTGGCCAAATCGGCTATCCACGCAAAAAGGGTGCGAATAGTAAGTGGTGGAATCCAATACAACCTTAAACTGATACTTCCCGTCTGCCAAACCTGCCGGGGCTGCATTGGCCTTATATGTGGCAAACCCGCCGTAAGCCGTGGTGCAAGCTGTTTCTATCCTACTTGTGTCCATGTCCTGCTCGGTGCCATCCTCTGCGATAATAACAAACTCGGTTATGGTGGTAATTGTGGTTTTGCGGATTTGGAAAGACAATAGCGACGGGGCGCATACCAGTGGCGCGGGTTCATCAAAGCCCATTTGATAGGAATAGAAAGCGAGGATGTTATACGGGTTGACTTGCATTTTTCATTTCTTTTTTGAATTGACGAACCCACCTCCAAATAGATACCCCGCTTCGTTCAACACCATCACAGTTGGATATAATCATTTCGCCCACCTCTTTGCTGATCTTTTGTGCCCGTCTAAATCCGTTCCCTCTGAATAACTCTCCATCTGAGTTTACGATATTGTAACGTGGTTCATCATGGGCTGTCATGTCCCTAAAGAATCCAACACAAAAGTGATCACCAGGATCGCCGTCGCTGTATTTTGTCGCTACAACATAATCGCCTTGTTTTAGATTTGACATGTCGTTGAATTTGAGGGCAAGATAAGAAAAAGATGGGAAATAAAAAAGCCCCTTTCGGGGCAGTTATGCAAGCATCCAAACTTTGTAACGTGGGCTATCCACGATTGGGGTGAGGTCTTTTATTTTGTTTTGTGCTTCTTCGTTTGAGATGCGCACCCATCCGTGGGCTTCCGTTTTTTGGTAGTAGCGATTTTCGTCTAGCTTGATCATTTCTTTTGCGTTTTGTTCCCTACAAAGTACGGGGTTTTTAAGTTACTAAAACATACCCTAAAAACGGTATTTAAATCATCTTGGCAAACTTCTTGATCGGCAACTCAAACACCATGCGCATCATTAAGCTTTCTGCACGGTCGGGAGAAAATCCTAACAACTGCTTCATTGCTTCTTTTGGTGTTATAGTTATCTTCCCGTCCTTCTCGGTATGGTGCTTTCGGATGTTTTCCAATTCTAGTATATCCTGTTCTCTTCCATCGGTTGACTTAATGTAAATACCGTTCTCGCTGATCTTCTTTGCCAGCATGTAGAAACACTGCGCTTTGAGGTGCAAGTAGTTGATTTTGTGCTTACCATCCTGAATTGGAGCAGCACCGTTATTGAATGGTTGCGCCGTCTTGAGATACCCACGCAGGAACGCCCCTACCCCATCCGCATCATAGGCAATGTTTCTTTGTGGCACGCCGTACTCCAAAGCCTTTTCCCTTAGCATCAGTTCCACTTCGTCCGCGTCGCACTTGTCAACTACATACGTCGCAATTACCACCCATCCATGCCAAACGCGAATAACAAAGCGGTCAGAGCCGTGCAGGGCAATGTCGGCGGTGATGTACTTTTGACCTGTTTCCTGTATGAAGGAATTGGTGTACATGTCCTCCAGCGCTTTCTCTGGAAACAAAATTGAATCGTCACTTACCCCTTCGGCCAAATATAGCGCCGTGAATACCGAAAGCGGCAAATCCTGCCTTGCCTGTTCAATTTCCTTTTCATCCAAGATTCCAGCTCGTACTGCGTCGTATGCTGTGACTCGGAAGGCAGCGTATTCGGCTGGGTCGGTTTTGGCTTTGTTGGTGAGCTTATGCCCCCAATTGCTTTGTCCGGTGTAGTTGCCGATAAATTTGACCGGGGCTTTGGTGAACGTGACAGTAGAACGGAGTGCAAACCAAGCCGCCTGTTTGGCGCGGGTGAACTCATCGAAAACAACGCCGTAAACATCCTCGCCATAAAGGTTGTCCGGCGTATCGGCTGACTTGAAAGATATGATAGTGCCTTTTGGGGTTGTGATTGCTAAATCTGAGTTATTGAATTTATAACCAGGTGCATTAAGGATGTGGCGTTTCATACGGGCAAAGGCGATCTTTGCTTGTGAGTACACCGGGGCAACCCACCAATAGTTTTGGCCGGGCTTTACATTGTCTGTGTACCATACCGGATCAAGGCCATGAGCCAACCGGAAAAGCCAATAAATGTGTGAGAATGTTTTGCCCGTCTTTGTGGATGCCTCGACAACCGAAAACCGTTGCGGGCAATTCAGGAAAGCCTTTTGGTAGTCTGCAAGCTTTGGGGGCTTAATGGTAATTTTAATTCGGCTGTTATTCCTCGTTACTACTGTCATCAAATGATATTTCAGCCTCGGTATAAGTAACCTCCTGTTTTTCGCTTTGCCCTAGTCTATTCTTTCCTAACCAAATCAGCATCGCCTTATCGCCCTCTTTAGCTATGTCGTATTGTACCTTTCTCAATATTGCATCGCCATTTGCTCTTTTAGTAGCTCGATAAGCAGCAAAACCCATTCCTTTTTCTTTCTCACACGCCCGGTATAACGTATCTGGATGTACACCTAAAACAGCAGCTACCTCCGTACCTTCGCATCCTGCTTCAAGGTAGTCATCTACAATAGTCCAACTAATTGAAGTTCCTTTTGCTGCCATTATGTAACTAATTTAGTACAAATTTACGCGAAAAAAGTGATAAAATCAAAGCAATCTACAATTCGTACTCTTTGGGTTTTTCGTAGGCGGCTATTGTCTTGATTACATCCCCACTTGCTTGTGCCTGAATCGCTGCGTTAATATCTTGACGCATAAACTCAGCAGCGAATTTCCCAGCGCCGCCAGGAATTTGCAAATATTCATCCCGAATCTTTCCGACTCGTTCAATCTGCCAGGGTAGAGCATCGCCTAAATTGTTTGGTTCTTGGTTGTTTTCATCACTTCCTATTTTGCGGATGATAAATTAAATTAATCCTGATTCATTCCAAACATCTTGCCCTAAATACTTGCCCGTCTCAAAATCAGGCCGAACATACTTTGCGAGAAAGTCAACTTTCCCTTTGCGTTCGACTCGGTAAATTAAGCCCTCTGGTTTTTCAAGGCACTGCGCAGAATATGTAAATTTTGAGTCTTCTAAAATCCTCCACGCCTGATCTATGTGAATTGCTCCACCCATAAACAACATCCTTGGGAAAGAAACACGATCAATCCCAATAAATCGACCAACTACTTCTTTGTAAGGCATTCGCTCCATGCATCGCATTAGGTCAAACCAAATAACCGGATTGTTAGCATCTATTCGATATTTTAATCCATGTGCCATTAACATCAACTCGCCACAAAGTCGTTCACCGTCTTGAAGGGTTTCGACAAACAAATCTTGATTGTCTTTCACCCACTTTGCGAAAATGTGGTGCATCTCATGTGGTGATGTTTCCGCTAAATATCCCGGCCTGGTCAACGCGACAATTTGCCCATTGATTTTTGCCACCGCCACATTAGAACCGTCGAACTTTTCTTGAACAATGATAACGTCGTGCTTGTCGCGGGTTTTGACTGTGCAAATATCGTGTTGACCTTGTGGCACCGTGTGATCACCCTCGCCAACCTTTGAGCCGATCAGGTGCGGAATTGAACCGTATGCTTTTTGGCCTAGTGGCTTTTCTGGTTTCATTTTCTTCTATCTTGCGGATGATAAATTAAAACCCGTTCATTCTTCAAGCTATCGCAGTTAACACAAACCGCGTTCATCGACCTGTAACTATTCGCCACCAAGTAACACAACCCCGTGCGGGCATTCTTGACGTAGATACCGTTTTCAAGATAAACCAAACATTCTCGCTCATACATGCGGGCAATCCATGTAGTTGAACAGGATTGAAGTAAGAAAGTAAAAATCAGGATTGCGTATTTCATCCTACGATATTGAAATCAGATTCAATCTCCCAGTCGGTATAAACTCGCTGGTTTTTCTGTTCATCGGTTCTAGGCAACACTATTTTGGGTGCTTTCGGGTTGAAACCTTCGATTTCTTTATCCCAAATCTGCTTTGGTTGTGGCGCACTCACTACCGCTTTCGGCTTACTCTGCTCAAGTGCGGCAATTCGGGCAGCGTGGTTATTTGAAGCAACCCACAGGCGATAAAGCCAGTAAGATTGCAAGGCGGCAAAAGTAAAGAGAATCATATCCTAAAGTATTTTTCGATGAAAGCCGAGTTAATAAACCCAGTGTAAAACCGACCCTCGCTATCCTCACCTTCAACCTCACCCGCCATTTTGGAAAGTTCCTCCCACCCATCCAGCAAGGTGTTAATTGCCTGGTTTGCAGTGGTGTTAACGCCACTACGGGTTTGCAGTTGCGCGATTAGCTTTAGTAAGCGCGTATGGGTTGCCTCATTTAAGGCGATACTTTTCTTTTTGATTAGATCCATTTTGAACTTTTAAAAACCGGGCGCATAACCCGGCTGAATAGGTAGTATGAAAAAACTGTAACTCTGCAAAACAAAGATACACACTATTTTTATATTTTTTATAGTTTTATCGTAAAAAGTTTGCGGGTTTGAAAAATAGGTTGTAGATTTGTATCACTAGCAGAGTACTTTTTTTCATGAGAAGATGTTGTTTGGTTCCCGGTATTGAGCCGGGTTTTTTTGAAAGAAGCGGGAAAGCTCGTTTAAATATGGGGACGCAGTTAATTCTGGTGAGACTAGTTAATCATCGGAGGCGAAACAGCCGGATTGTATACCCGGTGTCTAGTACTATTGCAGGTTCGAGTCCTGTCCGTACCCACAAATCAGGCCACAGAGGGGTAATTGCCGGAGAATTGAGTCAACGGATTTACCCCGATGTAGGCCGGGAAGAATTGATTTTTTGATTTTATTTTGTATCTTTGCAGTAAATACGATTGGACGTGGAACCCCTACCGTATTTTCTTTATGGGATTATAGTTACAAGAATGCCTGTCGGTTCCACAACTTTAGACGGGCATTTTCTTTTTTTGTACTTTCGTAACTTAACCATAAAGACAATGAAACAAGTTTTAAAAGCACTTCACCAGCGGCCTATCGCTGTTTATCCAATCTACATTGATTTAACAGGTTCAATTTCCGGGGGCTTACTCCTTTCGCAACTGCTATATTGGCTTGAAAAAGTAGACCGGGAAATCTGGAAAACGGATGCCGAGATAATGGCAGAAACGCGGTTAACTCAAACTGAATTTAGAAACGCCAAAAAAGCTATATCTGCCTTGCCTTTCGTTTCTGTAACTAAACGAGGCATACCCCCTAAGACTTTTTATGCTGTTGATTGGGATGGATTAGCTAATGAAATAGACTCTCTCATTTCGTCGGTTACCTACAAAATGGATCGTAGGTTACCTACGAATAAAAGGGGAGGTAACCTACCAAATGTACGGTCGGTAACCAACGGCGTAATACATAGACTACATTCAGAGAATACAACAAAGATTACTTTTGAACCTCAAAATGAAATTGAAGGAAATGATTTGCTTGTAACAACGATTGATGAAGTAGACGAAACAGAGGTTAAGGTTATAGAAATCATTCCTTCAATACAAGAACAAACCCCACCCCTCAATTCCGCAACACCCCCCGCCCCAAAGAAAGCGAAGCGAGAACCAAAATACATCTACCCCCCCACCCAGGAGGAATTGGTTCCACTGTTCTATGCGAAATTCCAAGAAAAGAAACGCGACCACTCAAATATTATCGACTGCTGGAATTGGTCAAACATGGAAGCGGAAAAGTTCTTTTTGCATTGGGAGCGTAAAGGATGGACTATTCAGAAGCTAGGCAATGCGATCGCAACATGGGTGAACGGCTCGATCACATTTGGTACTGTCACCAAACCCTGCCCTATCCAGTACAAGAACAACCCCGCGAACGCACAACCAGCGGCGCAACCTACCAACCTGCACGTAGAAACCAGACTTCCAGAACAAGACAAAGCAGCCCGCAAAGCTATGTTTGCAGCGGCTAAGGCGGAGTTAAACCAAATTGGAGCATGAACCACGACCAATTTGCAGCAGCCGTAAAAGCCTTGCATGCTCCCGCTGAACGTCAAAAGATATTAGCCGATGCGATGGGCGAAAAGTACGGCGCGCATTCAAAGCAATACAAAGATGAATTTGCAAAGTACTGTCGAATTATGCTTTCGATTGTCCCACAGGAATGGGAAATATGGTGCGAGTACTGTATTTTCTTGTTTGCAAACGGAGTTGAGCAAAAAGGAAAGGCCGCTATTTTAAAGAACATTATTGATATGTCAACTGATATGGCGGAAGAAAAAAAACCAGCATGGCGCAAAGTGTACACTACAATCAAATCATTACCATGAAAAAGTCAAAAAAAACTACTATCCACGTCGAAGCCTCAATTGTCGGAACGCTTTTTTCATGGCCTGATGGGTTTGAAAAGGCATCTTTACACCTTAAACCAGAAATGTTTACACATTTTAGGTCATGTTATGAATGGATGTGTAAACAGTTTGACGAGCAACGCAGTTGGGATATTCAGATTTGCGCCGCAAAATTTGGGGATATTACCGATCTCATTGTAGCAAGCGAACCCGAAACGCTTTTTTCAGCAATCGCTTTTTTAACCGAGGAATATAACCGGGAACAAGATATTTCATCTTATTACGGAGCTATTGGCATGCTGGAAGGTCACGACGTAGGTGAAGTAAGACAGTACGTAATGTCCCGTATCACCGATAACCCCGCTCCTATTGAAGATGAACGTCGTAGAGGTGATAAGATCAAAGAGGCACTTGATAGCATTGAAGACATGGACAACGGCGTTCCGGTTAGCATTGAGGATTGGAATGAGAAGTTAGGCGGGTTCAAGGGGTCAGAGCTTACTTTTTTAGGCGGTCGCCCTGGAACCGGAAAAACCCGCCAGGCTATTTCGTTGCTGCTGGATTTGGCGAAGCAAGGAACACCAACACTTTTTGTTTCTATCGAAATGCCCGAAAGGAAGGTATATTTGGAATGCGTTTCGATAATGACGGGCATCGATAAATACCGGATGATGCGCGGCGGGTTAGAATTGCATGAGGTTAGAGAATGCACACAGGCCGGAATTGAGCTTTCAAAGCTTCCGTTTTACATCCTAGATTACAGACAAGCAACAAACAAATGGACGATGATAAGCCGGGTTGTACGGCGCTACAAGAGAGATTTTGGAGTGAAAGTGTTTGGCCTGGACTATATCCAGATCATCCACAGTGGGATTGATAAGATCGACAACGGCAATATTTTGCACCGATTAACCCGCGTTTCAAACGATCTCTTCATGTTTTGCAACGCTACTGAACTAGATTGCATTGCTTGCGCTCAGTTAGGCCGTCAGGTAGAAAGCAAGCCAATGAAACGCCCTACCAGTATGTCGGATTTGAAAGAGGCTGGAGCATTTGAACAGGATGCGGATAAGGTTGTAAACCTTTGGCGGCCTACCTCCTGCGGAGTTGAACGAGATGAGGAAGGCCGTGAATATAAGAAAAGCGAAACGGAGTGGATTATTGTGAAGAACCGCCGCTTTGACATTATAGGATCGTTTTGGACTGGAAGAGAGGTACAACCCGCATCTAACCAGTTCCCTGTAAAGTCAGAGCAGCCACACGTAGCACCACTACAAGAACCGATCCAGGCAGACAACCGGAATTTTGAAGGGGTGTTGCCGTTCTAAAATACCATGTTTTGGGTATTTATAGTGTGAAAAAGTAGGCGTAAATTGCATCATCATTTAAAACAACAAACGACATGAATATCTCAATCATCGACTACTCACTTTCCGACCTGGTTGCTGTTGTTTCTACTGACAGCGCAAGACCAGAACCAAATACATTTAGCTTTAATTTTACCTGCGAAGACGTAGCGGTTGCTGCCATTGAATTGGGTATTATTGGGCAACCGTATGATATGAATGGGTGTAAAGCTGGACAAGAATTTCGCATTGGCTACCAAATGGCGGGTGAACGCGGTGAAACTCAGTATTTTGATTACAAGACAATGATTTGGTGGATTTCAGGCGAAGACCGCGAAGTCATTGTTTTAAATCTGGCAATGCAACAGCCAGAAATTAGCAATCAGATTTTAGCTGAATTGATTTAATCACATTCTGAAAAACTTAAACCATGGCAAAGACCCACTGGAAAAAACTACACAACCCGGACTACCTGGGTGCTTACTCGCTTGATACTCCGACTATGGTGGTTGAAATCAAAAGGGTTGAGAAAAAAGAAATCATTGGATCGGAAGGCAAAAAAGATGAGGCCATTGTGGCTCAACTTATTGGCCAAAAACCAATGATTTTAAATGCAACGAATTGTAAAACAATCGCCAGCCTTTACGGCAACTACATCGAGGATTGGGCTGGCAAGCAGATTACGTTGTTTATCGCAAACGTGAAGGCTTACGGTACTACTGTCGAAGCGTTACGGGTTGAGTCAAAAGTTCCAAAATCTGGATTGCCTGAGCTTACCCCGTCACATCCAAAATGGAACGATGCAAAGTCCTCTATACAAAACGGGTTTACCGTTGAACAAATCCGGGTAAAATATCAAGTTTCACCCGAAAACGAGAAACTGCTATGTTCAAAATAAGATCCTCTTCAATTGGGCATATTATGGCCTACCCTGATAAACCAGAACTTCCAAAAGGTGCGGAAACGCACCTAAGGAACTGGTCAAAATCAAAACTTTATAGCCGATCAAAAGAGATTGGCTCAAAGTATCTCACAAAGGGCAATAAAGTCGAAGAACAGGCAATTGACTTGCTTGCTGAATACATGGGCGAAGGATTTTTATTCAAAAATGAAGAGCATTTTGAAGACGATCACATCACCGGAATGCCTGACGTTTTGCGCTCAGATCGAGTGATAGAAATCAAATCGCCGTGGGACTGGTCAACTTTCCCAGCATTTGAGCAGAAAATACCCGAATCGAACTACTGGTGGCAATGCCAAGGCTACATGGCCTTAACTGGAAAGGATTTTGCACAATTGTGCTATGTTCTTTGCGATACCCCTGAGGAACAAATACAGAAAGAGGCGAAATGGAAAGCTTACGAACTTGGTTGCGATATTGACGATATTATCGAACAGATTGAGCAGTCGATGACGTATTCAGATATCCAGCTTGAAAGTAGGATTAAGATATTTGATATCAATCGAGACGAAAAAGCAATTGAGAGCATACGCAGACGGGTTGAATCCTGCCGGGTATTTTTATCTCAATTGCAATATTAAGCTAATCAGTCGTTTGTTTCCCCGGTGGTCACGGCTGCCGGGGTTTTTAAAACTTAAACAATGGAACAGTTAAAAAGCAACTTAAAGCAAAGCCTGCTTGAAAACCTAGCAGATTGGTTGAACAGCGAGTATGTTCGTTTTGAAATCAACTTTTGCAATCTTGAAGAAAGCGATGAATGCCACTTAAAAATGTGTGACGCTGCTTTTAATGAACTTGTAAAAGATTTGTTTCACCCTGAAAAACAAGAACAATGATCCTGACTTTCATCATTTCAATCGCTATGGACACGCTTCCAGTGCGGCCAGTAAAAACGCTTTTGCCGCGTCCGGTGAAAAGCGAAAAAACCAAAGCCAATGAAAAACCCAGAAAAGAAAATAATGACAATCGCGGAGGTAATCGGGTTTATCCTGTTTCTGTGGTTGCTCGCTAAGAAGTTCATCTGATGAAGTTCAAAATCATCTTTCAGAATGGGAAATTACACCCCGTATCACGTCAAATCCTAAAGGAACAAATTGATGTGATGCGGGAAAAAGGAAAGGTCTGGACAATTACAGCAACGCAGCGCAATTACACCCCTACCCGCTACAAGTATTTATTTGATTGCGTTTACAAAGATGCTTTGCAAGTTGCTGCAAAAAAGTACAAGATTTGGAATCCTGAAAAACAAGATTTTGAATTTATCGAAACAGCCGGTCAACTTCATATCTGTATGCTTTATGAGTTTAACAGCGTTCAGGTTGTAAATACAAGTACAGGCGAACTTTTCCGGGTTGCGGAAAGCTCAACTAAGTTGGAAGACTCGAATTTTTACGAAGTATTTGAGGAAAAAGTGATACAGCAATTGACTGAGATGGGATGTTATGACGCTGATGGGTGCATGAGCCGTGACGAATGGGCGGAAAAGAAATATCCTAAAAATGATTTACAAAACCAATAAAATCAACATGAGCAAACCAATTGTACCACCAACCCGCCCAAACTTGACCCGCGCAGAGGCAGAGGCATATTTTGCCGCGCCTTACAGCGGGTTGGACTTTGAGAAATATCCGTTGTACTGCTTAGGTATTCGCGGATACTACACCAAAAGCATGGGCGATCCAACCCGTAACGACCTTGGTATTTACGATGATGCAATATTTTTGATTGGCAAAGATTTGTTTTTGCCTTTCAATTCCAATACCGACCCGGCAAAGATGTTACGAGGTAGCGCAAGCGGCAAAGGGACGGCTATGCTTGTGCCTGGACAATACTTTTGCCACACAATTGATCTACACCAGCGTCGTTACCCTGCGCTCTGCCAGCGGGCTGGAAAGGTCTCCGTTTACCGATACAAGACAGACGGTACGCGCTGGGTTGATACTGCTGCTGATTTTGGAATAAACATCCATTGTGGTGGATCTGGTAACACTAACTCCGAAGGATGCCAGACAATTCATCCTTACCAGTGGCCTGAATTTATTTACACTGTGACCGAAACAATCACTTTAACCGGATGGGGCAAAACTGTTGTTCCTTATCTGCTTATTGAATACTAGGATGAAAAAACCAAATCCAAAAGCCTACGGGAAAGAAAACGAACTATGGGAGAAAGGAGGGAAAAAGGCTTATGAGGCCGCCTATTTACAATGGGCTGAATACCGCGAAAAGTACGGACAAGGCCACAGGCGAACTCGCCCGATCCATAAAAGCTGGAATGAAATCTTGAAGCACTTTGACTCATCCAACCCTGAAAGAAGCCAAGGCGCATTTTGCAGATGGGCAAATATTAACCCATCTTCGTTTAGCTCAAAGAAGGTGAAGCCGTTGGGAGATGATATGGAAAGGTTTATTTTGGAATGGGTTGTAAATAGTGGTAATGAGTAGAGCCAATCAAATGGCTTTAAATGCCATCAATACCGCAAACCTCCAAGGGTGTAACGTAAGCCGAAGCAACACTGTCGGAATATTTGACCAAAAAGTAGCAACTGAAAAGCTTTGGAAGATCGTGCAAAGCCCAAAAGCAACACGCGCGGACATTCAAAAAGCTCTACAAGAATCCTACCGGAAAAGCCACGAACGATTAGGCAAAAGCGACATTACCGGATTTGATCCATTTGGCCGATTTATGGCAATCGAAATAAAGTGGGGTAAAGATGAACTATCTATCTATCAAAACCAGTACTTGAAAGAAGTTGCTGATAAAACTGGGCTTGCTTTTGTCATTGCTCAGTATCCGGACAAAGTAAAATTCAAGGTATTTGGAAGCCATAAAATTATTGTGACAACTGATTTTGAGTTTTCAAAGGCGCTCTATAGCCAAATTCATTTACCGTTTTAAAGCCAATCACATGGACTATAACACCTTGTTTTGCATTGCCCTTTGCCTAGCAGTTGCTTTTATCTTGTACCAAAAATCTGAGGAATGAACTACAAAATCAAATTCAGCAACCAAGCCCACGCGGAAGAAATACAACTCGAACTGCTTGCAATGGGCTGTATTTACGATACCGGAAAACAGGAAGTAAGGAAGTGCTACGGCCTGATGGTGAAGGATGGGAATATTTATACGGCAGGTAACAAACATGCGTTTAACGCGTATGGAGTACCCAAAGTACGGTCTATTCCAATTGATAACCCAAAGCCCGTTTTTAAGCCTAAGGCAGCGCCAAAGCCTAAGGCAGACTACAAAGTATCGACCATCCCAGGCAGAACCGCGTATAAAGCCCGGATTGAGGCCGAAAAGTCGAAACTTGTGTTTATTATTCAGGAAGTTTTGGCAGGAATGAAAACGCAGATTCCAAACCTGTTTGGGACAAATACAAAATCCTATACCCGCCGTTGTGCCTGGGAACAGGTTTTAGTGGCTTGCCTTGAGAAATATGGCGGTAAGTTTTCCGAAAATACGTGGAGAAACGCGGCGAGGGTCGTACTAGATAGCTACGCCATGGTTTATTCGATTCCGGGTAGCCGGATAATTCGAGACACCATTAAGGCAGCAGAGTGATTTTGTGTTTTTTCATAGTATCGATGTATTTAGCCTCATCATTTTGGTGGGGCTTTTTTATTTTCGTTAACTACCCTATTGATAGTATTTTTTATATTTTCTGTAAAATAGTTCTCTCGAAATTTTGATGTGGTGTTATTTACCCCTATATTTGTAAGGTAATCGGGAGACAAACAAACCTGATATAAATCAAACAACATGAAACTCAACGCACACAAAATAGCACTTATTGAAGCCCAAGAAAACGGAACTATCGTAACCGTTGCCCGCGCTAGAGCAATCGAATGTTTTCGCCTTGCTGGCTTAAAGCAAATGGGCGGTCGCAACGAGTGGAGCGAAGAAGAGTTTTACAACGCCTTTATTATAGAGGCCGCAGAATTGGTAGCTGAAAAAGCAGCGGAGCAAGCGCCAAAAGCAAAAAGCAGCTACAACGGGCGCCGCAACGAGGTAATTGCAAGAAACGGTTTTGCTGGAACTACTCGAGATCATGCACGCGGATTTGACGGCATCGAATAAAAAAACACAATCGGACTAAGTTGGGATTGTTCACTATAAAAAAATAAAACATGAAAAAGAAAATTTCAAACGCCGCATTGAACCGTATCATTACCGCTCAAAAAGTACGCGGTACTTTCAATGCTTATGTGCTTAATTTTAGCAAAGCACAAGCCCGCTTTGAAGGATTAACCGAACAACAAGTCACCGATGCGCATCAAGCTTTTTGTGACTACCACGGCAGCACAGTTACCAAGCCCGAAATGGTCGAGGTTGTTTACGCCGCAATAGCTGAAACAGAATGACAGCCGAACTACTAACCGCAATCCGCCGCTCAGCCAAAGAAAAAAAACTTTCTGGTTATGCGCTGGCAAAAATCACCCTGCTGGATGCTAGGCACATCTACCGGGTGCTGAATAACGAGCATAGCCCTAGCCTAGACACGGTTTTGAAATTGTGTGAGGCAGTTGGGGTAGAGTTAAAAATTGTAAACACGGGTGAAGTGCCCGCAAAACCAAACGTTATGACATACCAAACAACTTGCGGATTAGGGGATGAAACCCCCAAAGGGATGAAATTTAAGGCAATTAAATTTGCCGGAGAATGCCAATGTGGACAAGGAGGCTGCATTGGAGAATGGGGTAGCTTTATCCAAGATTGCGAAAGCTGCGGTCAGCCAGGAGGAAGTAAAATCCACGGGCTTTGCCCTCAATGCGAAAAGCATAGCATTGCTATGCAGGATATGGACACTCAGTCGTGGATTAGGGAAAGTGTCTAAACA